CCATCTTCGTCCGGTACGCCAGGACCTCCTGTACTTTATCGTAGGTTTCCCGGTCAACAATCCCGGCATGATGGTGTTTGACATAATACCGGTCCCGCTGGCCGATATTATTGATCACTTTCTTTGTGATGCAATCCTTGACAAACACTTTCTGTAGAAGCAGGTCGCCGACATAAAGAGGATTGGAAAGGATCCGGCGGACCGTGACAGCGCTGAACTGTTTCCCGCGTACCGTCAGCCGTCCCTCTTCCCGCAGCCGTTTTGCAATGGCGTAGACAGATTCTCCTTGTAGAAGGCTTGCATACATTTGGCGTATCACTTCAGCCTCTTCCGGTTCGATGACATACTGTCTGTCAACCCAGCGGTATCCGTATACGAACGTGCCGCCGCTGGTTTCACCGCGCTGATACTTTCTCCGGATGGCCCATTTGACATTATTGGAAATGGACACGCTCTCCTGCTCGGCAACGGCAGCAGTGACGGTCAGCAGGAACTCACCGCCCATTCCCGAAGTGTTGATATTTTCCTTTTCGAACCGTACCTCAATACCGAGCCCTTTCAGTTCCCGGACGCTGTTGAGCAGGTCAACCGTGTTCCGTGCGAACCGGCTGATGGACTTCGTAAGGATGATATCAATCTTCCTTGCCCGGCAGTCCTCCATCATCTGCAGGAACTGCTTCCGGTGCTTTAAACTCGTCCCGGAAATCCCGTTGTCGGTGTAGATTCCTGCCAACTCCCATTCCGGGTTGTTCATAATGAGTTTTTCAAAATGAGCTACCTGAGCCTCATAGCTGGATTCCTGGTCTTTCTTATCGGTAGATACCCTGGCATAGGCAGCCACCTTCTTTTTCTGTATTTGTGCCTCCAGCGGCTTGGTGGCTGGGATTATTTCAGCCCCGTTCATGATCTCACCTCCCATGGTATCTATCACTCTGAAGCCGCATATAGTCAAGTCATTACCGGAGTATACTTCTCGCGCATCAGCCTGTCTGCCGCATCGTACTCCTCCTGGGTGATGACGCCCTCTTTCAGCGATTTCCTGACTATTGCCATAGTGACGCTGTACATCATCTGGCTGTGAAAGGTCTCTTGTTCCATATGTCCGTCCTCCTTCAGAAAAATACCCCTCACTTAATAGCCGGGAAACAGGGCAAAAGTTAAGGTTATGCCGGAAATAATTCCGTTCTGTATTCCTATGCCCACATACAGCCAGTTTTTTTAGTGCCAGCCCAAATTTTTTTGAGGAGTCCCAAAATAAAAAAATCCCGCAGGCATTCCCGCGGGATGTGTAGTACAGAATATTATGTTTTCCTTACCGCAAAATATACAGCGGCAGCGGCTATCACGTAAGCGATGTTCCGCTGCCTTTTTATTTTACGGAGCCTTGACCGCTCCTCTTGTTCGTACTGCTGCAATAATCTGTTGGCATTCTGCAATGACTGCTCCTGCCCTTCCAGCGTCAGCTTCAATGCGCCCAGCTGCGCCTTGAGCATCTGTGACTGCTTTCCGGCTTCCGTCAATTGCGTCTGCGACGTTTCCAGTTGTTTTCTCAATATCGCGGACTCTGTCCTCTGCCTGTCGTTGATATTCCTCAACTCGGTCAAGTTCCTGTCTAACTGCTCCAGCTCCGTTTCCGTGATTTGGTACAGTTGCTCTGCCGAACATAAAGCCGGAATAAAAGATAAGCAGGCAACCAATAATGTGCAGCACAATACCCTTACAATCCTGAGCATTCATTTCACCGCCTCCGTCACTCAAGTAACCAATTCCCGTCAAACCAGCGGTTCCCGACCTTCAGCCTGTCGGTGAACTGCCACATCGCCGCACCTGGCCAGTCGCAGGAATGCGCCCATTGCGCGCACCATATGGGAACATACTCCGGCAGCAAGTTTGTGTAGATGCGGTTCTCCAGCCAGTCCAGGCTGGCGTAGATACCGCAGTTATATCCGTGCCGGTTGCATTCCGTGATGAACTCGTTGCACATGGCGGTAATGGTCTGTGCCGATGGCATTCCATTTCGTTCCTTGTACCCGTCACCGTCCTCCATATCGAACCAGATGCCCATCTCCAGCCTGCCCGGTGTCAGGCCGCAGGATTCCAGGATATGCATCATGTACGATGCCTCCTCCCAGGCACCCACCCGGTTCAGCGCATAGCTGTAATAGTAGACACCTATCTTCAGTCCTGCCTCCAGCGCCTCATTGACATTCTTGTAGAACAGGGTATCCAGATGCCCGCGCCCGTAACCCAGGCGGATGATGGCGAACTCGATCCCGTTCTCTTTCACGGCCTTCCAGTCGATCCAGCCGTTGTTCTCCGATACGTCGATACCTTTTATCATTATTTTCCCCTCCGTTGTAATAACTCATACAGCCGGGCCATGCTCTTCACCCCGGCATCTCCCAGGTTCTCGATGATGGACAGCGCCTCGTTCATGGCAAGGTAGCCGCAGACAATCTGGACGATCTGGGATGAACCTCCGGCTGCCATGCTCATCAGATCAAAGATGGCAGCCATCAGGAAACAGATACAGTAAACGAACAGCTTGCTGACACCGCGTGTGCGCATCTCCGTGCTGTTTATCTTCCGTGCCTTCCGGGCGCTGTTGATGCCTTTGACGGCATCAAAAAAAGCAGGGGCCTCATTCCCCTGCTCGACCAGGTATGCGTAGCTGATTGCTATCCATTTTGTCAGGATGTCCAGGTACAACAGCACCCCGAACCCGATCATCAGGATGGAATACTTGTGCGTCACCAGCCCCAGCACCGCCCCGGCAATCACCTTGATGTTTAGCATGTCCCCCATCTTGTCCAACACAGCGTGGACGATTTCCTTATCCATACTATCCTTCTCCTTTCCGGGCTTCTGCCCTTAAATCTCTGTATTCCGATATCTCACACTCCGTCAGTTTCTTTCGGTTCCGCATAACCGAGCCATAGATGCGCCGGAGAACTTCGCAATGCGCATATTCCGTCCCATCTTCCGTGAACAGCCCTATCGGGCAGCGGTTCCTGCAGATGGATACCACAGGACAGCTGAAGCATTTCCGTGGTATCAGTTCGCTCCACACGCTCCTATGCTTCTCCAGCATTTCTTCGCAGGAATCATCAATAGAGGAAATGACCCTGCTGTCGTTATGGCACCGGACGATATTCCCGTCGAACTTGAACGACAGTGATATAGCTCCGGGAGCACAGGGAGGGAACGGGGATGTTGTAAAATGTTCCCGCCTGAACAGGTCATCGCTGACAAACTTTTCCACAAAAAAGTTGTACCGGTTCCCATACGGGTCGTTTCCTGCGATGACGTCGTCCGCCAAAGCATCAATCGCCTGTTCTATTTGTCCTTCCCAGAAGGTGTAGATATCCTTCGGAATATCGGACAGCACATTGATGAGCCCCATGTCCACGATGGTCTCCGGAAAAATCTCCTCCAGCATGGAAAACGCCCTGACCGGATCATCGTTCAGGGCGTTGAACACAAAATTCACGGAACGCTTTTCGCATTCCAGCAAAGCATCGATGTTTTGTTGTGATGGGACTGCGTTCCGCACAGCCAGCGGATTTGGTGCATCATAGGACATCGTAAACAGCACCCGATGCCTGTTACAAAAATCAGCAATCTCTTTTGTAAGCAGCAGCCCATTGGAAAAAATCCGGTATTGGCGTGGAAATATACCGCGGGTCTCAAACATCAATATGTATCGCTTTATCGTCTCCCAATATAAAAGTGGCTCCCCGCCCCAGAAGTATATCCGGGAGAAGAAGCCGTTTTTCACAGACAGCCATTTCTTCAGGAACACTATCACCTTCTCCGGCAGTTCGAAATCCGGCTGCAGGCAGAAAGTGTTTTTTATAGGCGTCTGGGAACAATGCCGGCATGTCATATTGCAGGCAGGGCCTAACAACAAAAAGACCGCAGACAAACCGTGCAGATATTCTGTTTCCCCAGTCCAAGGTTTATTCACCGCCACCGCCTTCACCTCCGGAACCTTCACCGCTTGAGCCTTCATACTCATCGTAATACCCGACAATCTTGAACGTGGTATTGGCCGTCAATGCGCCTGAAGTCCAAGACTCTTTACTATGGATAGCTGTTTTATATGTACTTCCCTGCGTAATTTTCAAATAATATCTGTAGCTGTTCTTGGTATCCGTAATCTTTATTGTTGTATTGTACTTGATGGTCACGGAAGTCGGCTTGGTCGCTGTTGCAGAAGAACCGGACGTGTTGGTATATGTAATGGTCGCTGTCGGTGTCCACCCATCAGCCGTCCATGTGAACGTAATCTTCGGCGTGATAGCTGTAGCCGCCGTTGCGCTGACAGTCGTGGCCGCAGTCACCGTTCCGCTGGAGCCTGACAAGGTTCCCTTTGTATATCCCGCCGCAGCCGCCAGGCTTGCTGTCCAGGTCGTGCCGTATCCGACAGTAAAGCTCTGTGCTGAAGAGGTAGAAATCTTCGTAACTTCAGAAGCAAACGTACCATCGGACTTTTTGTTTTTGTACTTCAGCGTTATGGTCTGATGGGAAGTGGCATTCAGTTTCAGCGTAAACGTCTTGTATGTGGCAGAACCCGCAGATACCGTTGTAGCCGCTGTCACGGTACCGGAAGACCCGGGCGACAATGCACCTGCCGTCCACCCCGTCGCGCCGGCTATCGTCGCCGTCCATGTGGTCCCATGCCGGACTGTAAAGGACTGCGCGGAAGATGTGGATGTCTTTGTAACCTCAGCTTCAAAGCCGGTGTTGGCAGCGTTCCGGTTCTTGTATTTCAGCGTGATGGTCTGGTGGGTTGTCGCATTCAGTTTCAGCGTGTAGGTCTTCAGGCTTGCTGCGCCTGCGGTAACTGTCACGTTCGCATTAGTCAGCGTGCCGCTGCTGCCGGGTGTCAACGAACCGGCGTTATACCCAGTAGCCCCTGCCACCGTTGCCGTCCAGGTAGTACCGTAAGGAAAATACTTGTTGCCGCTCGTCCAGGACACACCGCCCGCCGTGACCGTGATCGTCTCGTTGGAAACAGTAGTAATGCCAAGACGGATGAGGGATTTTGTCGCCAGCACATATTCCGTTCCACCTTTTTCTATATGAACCGGGGTCCCGTAATCGTCATAAAACACCTGGGAATAGGTTGTCGGATATAATGCTGCATACAAATTCGTTCCATCGACGGTCACCGGCAGATACGCAGAGTTGTACACTTTCGCTTCCGCCGTGGTCGTATACAAATCACAGGTGTATGTGGTGCTTCCCTTTGTGACTTTCAGGGTGTGTGATGATTTGCTCATGTTCCGTCACCTCAGACAATCCATATCTTGCTCCCGTCGGGGAACTGAATTTTGCCGTCCGTTGTAAAAACAAAACTTTTACGGTTCGCAATCGTTCCGGCGTTTGTATGAATGTAGACCGTGCTGTCTGCCGTCAAGTGCAGATTTTCCGTATCGCCATTTAAGGTAATTGCTGACACCAGGCTCTTCGGGGATTCACCGGCGCCTATCACAACCGCACCACTGCTCTGGATGCCGAATCCGGTCCCATTGTTCGTGGTGGAACTTGAAGGAAACACAAAAAACGGGTTCGTCGTATGTACCGTTGCGTCTGCATCCGTTGCCTTTAACTGGTACCGGAACGGAAGATTGATGCCGGTTCCCTGCGCACTCGCCGTCCCGCTCACGTTTAATGTGAAGTTGGATGCCGTCGATACCGCACCGGTGAATGTGCCGCCTGACAACGGCATATAGGTGCTCCCGGCCACTGCGATGGTAACCTTATCATTCGTCGCATCCGGTGTCAGCGTAATCGCATTACCTGCCGCAAACGTAAGCGTATCCTGTTTCGCATCTGCCTGTATGGTCGTGCTTCCTACCGTGACATTGGCAAAGGCGTTCTGGTTCACCTCTGCCCCTGTCGCGATTCCATCAAGCTTTGTCTTGTCCGTATTACTCATGAACCCGTTACTGCTGGTGGTCACGGCATCGTGCACATGCCCGTCGATGGAAAAATATGTGGAGTCGTGCCCGTCCAGCTTGTCTGCGTTCAGATTCACGCACTTTGTCCCATTGGATTTTGGTATGTTGCCACTGGCATTTCCCGGCGACAGTCCGCACAGCTTCAGGGCATTCACAATCTGGTCCTCGATGACCGCACGCAGCTGTTCCCGCTGTTTCGCAGGAAACTCCGACAAATACTCGTCATCTGCCGGAAATGTGGAATCGTATGCCATTGTTATCCCTCCAAATAAAAAAGGGACGCCATAAAACGCCCCTTAATATCCTTTTATCTTTATGTCTACCGTGCCCGCTACGGCGGTATTGCTCGTGTTGAACACCTTGATAACGCACTCGGTCTTCGTCCTGCTTATCACTCTGGCGTGAACCGTTTCTCCGATGGCATTGGCCGTCACATTCGGGACGGCATAGAACGTATGCCCGTATGGAACGGTAGTGCCTGCCGCTGCTATCGAAGCGGTGATGGCGATATCCGTATCCGGCACATCGATGCTGATGAGCAGGTGGTTGACCTCCGGCGTCTTATTGGTATTTTTCGTTGCCAGTTTCACCCGGAACTGAACGTACCGGAAACGCCGCTGCACCGGTTTGAATTCCGTCCAGTCCATCCATATGCTGTTGTCAAGAGATGTACGGAACTCAAGAACCGCTGACACATCCCCCGCATACATAACGGTAGACACAAAGTACACGGAAATCTTCGCAGTAATGATGCTTCCGACATTGATCTTCGCCAACGTATAGGTGCCGCTTGCCGGGTACTTCCCGGTCGAGGTATTCAGCTTCAGTTTCAGTACCTGTGAGCCACCCAGGTCGGCAAACTTGGTCGTGGTATAGTCGCTGAAGCGGCCTCCCACCGTCTGGAAGTTGATACTGGATTCACCGAACTCCGTGTTGCTGTGCGTGCCGCTCTGCCTGGCAAGTTCGTCAAAGGTCTGGATGACGTTCTTCGGCGGCAGGTTCTCCACGTTGACCCGCGAGGTCCGTGCCGCAGAACTCTTGAAACCGGCTTTGTTGATGGCCACGATATGGTACTGATACAGCCTTTCAATATCCACCGGGACGGTGAAGAAGTTGTTCGTCACCCCGGTCGCCACCAAGGCGCCGGTATCAAAGCTGGAACCTTCCCGTATCTCGTACCCGGTCACATCGATGTCAGTGCTGACGGTCCAGTACAGTTCAACCATCTCGCCGTCCTGGTACGCCACAAAATTCGTGCAGTTCGTGGGTTCCACCGTACACCGCAGGCTGGCCGACGTCTCATCCGAATAGAATCCCGCACTGTTCAGCGTCCGGATCATGACATGGACACTCTCCGTCTCTGTCAGGGTGTAGGTCGCATACAGTTCGTTGGTCAGTGGGATCTCCTCGGCGCTGTCCCAGTTATCCCCTACCTTCACCTGGTAACCCACAAGGTCACCATCCGGGACAGCATTCCATTGAATGTTCAGCTGGCTTCTATCCTTCGGGTTCTGCCGCAGCTGGATGACCGATACGGGCGTGGGCTCAAGGCCGAAGATGGCAGACACCTCCGCCGGGTACTGTGACTCGTTGCCCGCAATCGTCACCGCCTTAATCATCCACGAATACTGATGTTCCTCTTCAATCATCACTTCAAACGTCGTGCCGCTGACGCGCGGGGCAACCATACTCGCAGTGTTCCAGCTTGTGCCCTGCTTGATGATGTAATAAGCGACATCGGTCTGGTTCACCGCATCCCAGGACAGCAGCACCGTGGTCTTGTTCACCGTGCTTTGCGCCGCCCGGAAATTGGTAACGTCCATCGGTTCTATCGTGATGGTAATGCTCGTGTTGGTTACGGCGGATTCAAACCCCGCCACCGTGACAGCCTTGACCATGACATTGTATGTGCCGGAGGCCGGCACCTGCCATTCAAACCGGTTATCCTTGATATCCACTATCTCCGTCCCGTTCGCCCAGGTATTGCCATATCGAATCGAATAGTGGTCGATATCGTTGCCGGGGGAACGGGTGAACTTGATGACCGCCTTGCTTCGGTCCTTGGTGCTCTGTGTAACCGTCAGATCCGTCACGGCATCCGGCACCAGGTTCACTACCTTGGTCAGTCCTGTCGGAGTCTGTGAATAGACATCAGCATTATTGATGGCGGAAATCCAGAACTTATAGGTTCCGCTCGATGCCACCTGATAGGTGGTCTTCCGGGTCTTGGTCCTTGCGAACTGTGTACCTGCCGCCCATGAGTTCCCCGCCCGCAGTTCATATTGGGAAAGGTCACTGTCCGTTACGGCATCCCAGGTGAATTCCAATACGCTCCGGTCCGTGGTCTGCTGTGTGACCGCAAATCCTGTCACGTTTGACGGATACGGATAGATGGGAATCTGGCAGCTTGTCCCTGCTGACAGGTTGCCTGCATTGTCAACGGCAAACACCGTCACCGTAGGATTCGCTGTGTTGGACACAATCGTGATGATATTACTCGCCGTGGTATAGGTCTTGCCACCGGTAACAGAAACCTTGTAATTGCGGAAGTCGATGTCCGTATTCTCGTTCCAGGTCACCTCCGCCTTGGTACGGTCTGCCGGGTCAACCTTGTACGACAACCCCGTCACTGCCTTTGGAGGGACGTCCTGCCCGCAGGAGATGAGACCCGTGGTAACGCCCGTGCTTTGGGATATCCCAAGAATCGTGACTACTTTGACATAGTAATCCGTCTTGGCCTTTACATTGAATTCTGCAAACGTGTTGGATGTCTCCGTCTCGTTGGTCCATTTTTTCTTGTCCGTAGAAATAAGTACCGTGTACCTGCCTCCGCCGCTGGCGCGTTTCCAGGAAACGCTCATCATGCCGTGCCGGACACGGTTCTCATCGGTGTACTGGAACTGCTTTGCTGACAGCCCAGTAACATTTTTCGCATTCCCCACAGCCTTTGTCGCATACTGGATGGGCGGTATCTCGTAGTTCTCCTCAAACAGGGCCTCTGCATACTCGATGCAGGTGATCCTCCGCGTGAAGTCCTGCGCACGGGTAATCGATTTTACCACAAAAGGCTTGCTTCCAATGTTGGCAATGGCCAAGTCAAACACATCACCTGCCTGGGGCGGGTCGCTCTCCGAAAAGTCCGATTCCAAGCCGATGGTCGTCCAGCCGTTTGAACTGGTCTCGATGATGGTGCACGGAATCGTGTACAGGTTGTCCTTTACCGTCCGAAACTGGATGCGGTAGCTTTTGGTAGTGTCACTGATATAAACCGGCAGGACCATGGTCAGGTCATCCACGCTTTCGATGCGTCCGCTGTTTGCCCACTTCGGTACATCGTGCGACACAAGGATGACGTCCCCTACCGTACAGGCGATGGCATCGATACCGGCCTCGAACGATACCGTCCGGAGCTGGTATCGGTTACACATTAGATGGTACTTGCCTTCCCGGTATGCCTGTTTGTAGTCTGTTATGCCGTCCATGGTCAGCTGGGCAGTCTTGGCATACCCGTCGCTGTCAAATGTGCTGCCGTAGATAGTCAGCACATCCCTCTGGTAATCGGCGTCGGCATTAGTGAACGTAACCTCCACGCAGTTCGCCCGGTCCGCCACCTTCAGGAACTCCTCACTGAAAGAACCGGCGAGGATGTTGCCCATGTTGAACATCTGCACCGGCTGCTGCACATGGTCATAGATGCAGCCGTAGCGTGTCCCGAACCGCACCACCATGCCACGGCCTATCGGCGCTATTCTCTGGTTGATGACCTCCAGCACCTCACCGCTGGTATTGATTTCAATATTGACCGTCAGATCCTTTTCGTTGCACCAGTTCGCCCAGGCAGCAAAATCCGAATAGCGGATACGGTCTGCCGGAGCGCCCCTCACCTCATATTCCCAATTCCCGGTGTTGATGTTCTTCAGCCTCCTTGCCTGATGCAGCAGGTCGTAAGAGGCCCATGCCGGGTTATCCGCCCGTTTCTTGACATAACTGCTCCCGTTCCACACATACACATAGGTGCGTTCCTTGAGGAATGACAGTGACGGGCTCCCGTTCAGCTGGTCGGTCGCGATGGCAGAGATTCCGAGAAGCGCAGTGCAAGGATAGGTAAAATCATCATAGATGATGGAAGTGATGGCTGTCAGGTAGCAGGTTGAAGACGCCTGCGTACTGGTTTCCGCATACTGCCGGTAGGAAACCTTCACACGCACCTCATATTCACCGGCAGGGATATGGTTGACCGTGAACTGCTTCCGAAGGGCAGAATTCCGGGCAGCCGTGATAACACCGTTGCCGCTGCCGTTGCTTACGGTCAGCGTCGCTGTCTTATCGTTGCCGTTCTTAACGCTGCTGACCAGGCTGTCGCTCCATTTGTCCGTGTCAACACGGAATGCCCCCACGGTCACTACCTTGGAACCGATATCCTTTTTCCGTATCGTGCCGGAATAGGAACCTATACTAATCCTAACGTTATAAAACCAGCTGCGGTATCCGTCCTCATCGTCATCCCACAGGCATTGTATCTTCATGGTATATGAACCGGCAGCCACATTCTTCGCCAGCGTCACTCCATAGCTGTTGCTGGCCAGTTCCTTAAACAGGTTAGTCCATGCGCCATAGGTAACATTGTCGTTTGCATCCGTGGTAACTTTCCGGTATTCGATGTCCAGGTTCACTGTGGCGTTTTCCACTTTGCCGCTGTCCGAAATGTGGCATAAGCCGTTCGGGAATTCTATCTCAAACCGCAATCCCCTTGTGTCTGTCCCGTTTGCCGTGTCAGTCACCCAGGTATTGTCCAGCTTGTAAGAAACATTCTTGGTAAAATATGTGTTGTTGAAATTGGTGATGACGCTCTGGTCATTCGTCCCCTTGCGAAGCTCGAAGTCCGCATCATCAAAATTATCGATATCATTATCATTCAGCTTGATGTCCGTGATGACAAGTTCCCCTTCCCCGCAGGCCACAAGCCAGTTCAGGCATTCATCGTTGTCGTCGATATCGACAAACTTGGCGATGGTCTGTCCGCCGCTTTTCACCTTGCCGTAAGTCAGGGCGATCGGGTTGTTCTGGCCTTCCATGGTCTGGACGCCAGCCCAGGAGTATGTAGCCTTGCTGTTCTCGGACTCATACCCGCCCAGGTCTGTCTTTTGGCCGGAAAGCCTGCCGATAAGGGCAGAACCCAGAAACATGACAGCTGTAGCGGCTGCGTATGCACCCCATGCACCTGCAGCAAATGCTTTACCTAATCCGGCAAGCCAGCCACCGCTGGCGATGCCGAAGGACACCACTGACAATGCGATGGCCGCCACGATGCCGAGGATGGACTTGCCACCCTTTCCGCCTTTTTCGATGACCGGATATATCACCACGAAATCTTCATCCTTGATAACTGTGTTTTCATCCACACTGTACCCGTTCACCGTGGCCTGCAGGTCAACGCCCTCTATTTTGTTTTCTGCCAGCAAATCCGCCAGTATGTCACCGGCTTCAATCTGCCTGATTTCCCTTCCGTCCTGCGGCGAGAAGGGATTTTTAACGAGTACCAGAGTTACCATGTGCATCACCTGTATATTGATAAAACCCGACGATCACCCTGCGCCAGGCGGGGGATGATATCCTGTCGATGCAGACGCCTATCCGTTCCCTTGCATGGATGAACATCCCGCCGCCGATATAGACAGCCGTATGGTTGACGACCCCGTCCGGGCTGCCGAACCGGATGGCAATAAGGCAGGGCGCTGCCGGTTCCTTGATTTCTTTCCACGGATAGCCCAGGGTGTTTCCTTTTATGAGTCGGTCTATCTTTTCCATGTCTTTGTAATCCGCATCGTATTCCGGCACATCGTATCCGTAGCGCCGGTACACTTCCCGGACGACCCCGTAGCAGTCCAGGCCATGTTTGACGTCCCGCCCGTGGTTGGCAAAGGGTGTCCCGATAAGGTCCGTAAAATCTATCATGCATATACCCCTTTCTGGTCGATGCCCGGAAAACCGCCGAAGCGTGTACTGTTGCCATGCGACCGGCAATCCGCCAGCGTATGCTTGCAGGAACTCTTGCTGCCGTTATACCCACACCGGATTCCCTTGTAGGCGAACGGACAGTTGTTCTTCATATACCGGTCCAATGGACGTCGGGTGCGTGCGGAATAATCGTTGCCCAGCGTGAACTCGATCCACTGCTCATTGACCTTGCAGGACAGCACCGTATAGTACTCCTCCAGGTCAGCATTGCCGTTCAGATTCTTGGAATTGACCACACGGAGAATCACCATCGTCCCCACTCCACCGCCGCTGTCTTCCACATACCACTGAAGCCCCTGGGCCACGTTGTCGATCTTGAGGGTGACGTTCGGGTCGGACCCGTCACTGTCTTCAGATGTTTCCCCGATGTTGAACGGGAATGCCTGGTACAGCTGCCCCTTCCATACCACATCCTCGTTGTTGTAGCAGATATATACCGTGTTCTGCAGCCGGATCTCCAACAGGATAAGAAAACAGCTGTCAGTCGACAATTTATTTTTTTCTGCCTTTGAAATCGCAGAGATGGAAAGCATGGCTTACACCTCCGTCAGTTCAATTGAACCGGACCAGTAATGCAGGGCCTCGTTCGTCCACTTGCCCACATTCGTGACTCGTACCTCCACCACTTCCGCACCATCTTCGTCATCCACGGAATCCGTGTTCGTCCAGTTAAAAGACCGTGCCGAGAACGACACGGTCTGTGATATAAAATTCATCAGGGTTATATACTGTTCCCTGGGAATATGGTGCCATTTCAGTGTCCATTTCCGCCGGCTCTTTGTGAATTTCCGTCTGGACTGCTGGGAACCGTCCTCGAACTTGCTGATGATGGAATTGTTCTCATATTCGCATTCAAACGGCCAGGCCGGCGGGTCTATGGATGCCGGAAAATTAACTGCCATCAGCTCATCGCCCCTTTCATCGTCGTCCGGATGCCCATCTTGTTCGTTGCAAAGGCATTCATCACGACGCTTACAATGTAATTCTCTCCGTCAAAATTGGTCTCGGTCTGCTGTGCGTCCATCTGCATCCCGCTCTCGTTGTAAAGATTCACAATGACATTCGGGAGACTTCCTGCGGCAACCCCTCCGGCAGTTCCCGGAGAAACATATCCCCCCTGGGCAAAGCGTGATACCGCGCCGGTGTTGATAGCGTTCAATGTGGGAACACCGATTCTCCGTACCGCGTCCGCATTGATGACGAACTCCCCGTTGGAGAGCATCGCCGGAATGCTGTCGCTTGTCGCTGTGCCTGGCCCGGTAATGAAACCGCCCTCTGCTTTTCCAGGTGCCCTTGGAAACGCCACGTTATGCCCGCCGATAGGCGTATTGACCATATTCCCTCCGCCCATCGGGAGTATCCAGCTAAGGAACTGGTTCACCACCTGCGCCGCCATGGTCTCCGCGATGCTCTTCACGATGGAATCCAGGAGGCCGTTCAACAGGTCCATGAACGCATCACCGAAGGATTTCTGACCGGTCAGCACGTTCTTAAAGAAACTCTCGAAACTGCTTTGTGTATCCAACACGATATCCGCCATGAGTTCCTTCGTGGTTTTGTGGGTCTGCAGCCAGTTGTCATAATACCGTTTCATGATGCCCTGCCGGGTGTTGTATGCGTTCAGCACCGCCGTGTTCTCTTCCGACAGCGCCTCCTGTAACCTTTCTATGGAGTTGGCCTTGTATGCATCATCGACCGCCGCCAGGATGTCCTTGCACTGCGTATGGTATGTGATGAACTCATCCTCATATTTCTTTTCAGCCGCCGCAATATCCATGGCAGTCTGCTTCGCCAAAGACAGTCTGCCGTCTGCCGTGATCTCATAGGCAGCACCGGTCTCCTCCAGGTTCTTGACAAACCGGGCGCGTTCCTCGTCGGACATCCCGATGTATTCCGTCTCGAACTGGAACCACCGTTTCCTGATTTCCTCGACCGCCTTCTCGTGTTCCTTCTCCATCCCGTACACAGCCTTTTCCGCAGAAGTCATGTAGGCTGTCTGCAGGGAGTTGCTTTCCCTCACGGCCTCGTTTATCGTCTTCCGCATGGAGAACTCTTTTTCCAGGCTGTTCTGCAGTTTCTGCCTGCGTTTCAGTTCCTCTTTCTCCGTATCTTCTGCCTTTCCGGACGACCCCTTGCTTCCACCGCCGCCTCCGCCTGAACTACCGGCGTTGGCAAACATATCCTTGAACTTGTCGGTATCTATTTTATTTGATTCCGGTTTCGGGGTCGCCGGATGTTTCCGTTCATAGGCGGCCTGCAGGATGGATATCTCGTCATCTTCCAGCACCTGCGTTTCCGTATAGGTATCGAAGGCATCCTCGGCATCCATATTGATTTCCCGCCGGTAAAACTTTCCGTCGTCGGCACGGCGGTACTGCTGGCCGTCAATGGAATAGATGTCACCGCCCGTGAGCCCCTGTTCCTGTGCCTGCTGCTGCTTGAACGCCACCAGCTTCTCAAAGGCGAACGCTATGGCAGCCGCCACTGCATACCATCCTCCTACCAGGGCCCACACGCTTTTGGTCAGGGAACCCACAGCACCTTTGGCTGCAGCCGATGCAGTCACCATCTGTGCACTGGCAGCCTTTGCCGCCGCCCCGGTCGTGGCGATGGCCTGCACCTGTCCTGCCGCCGACATCTTTGCCTCGGCGTTCATCTTCCGGTAGGCCGCCCTCATCTCCGCCTCGATCCTCGCAGAGGTCTCCGCATACTTCATCTGGATCTTCATGCAGGACTCGGTGATGGCTTTTTCTTTCTCTGCTTCCGTGATTTTACGGGCAGCCACTTCCTTGGCCATCAGCTGCTCTTCCTTTTTCTGTGCCGCCTTCAGCATATTCAGCCGCCGGGTGATGGCAGCCTCCTGTGCTTTGGAGAGCGCCTCCACCTCTGCCGCAGCGGTCGCCGCCGAACCGGTCAGTCCCCCTGCCTTCGCTATGGCCTGGAGTACCTTGTAGGTCACGGCAAGCTGTGCAAGGCTCGTCCCAAGGGAAACGATCTCTTCCCTGTTCCCCGCGATAAGTCCGGCGGTATCCGCCAGCCCCTGTGTGATGGCCGGAAGATACTCCCCGACGATCGGGGCAAGAAGTGCACCGCCTACCATGGTCAGCTGTTCCAGCTGTGCTTCGGTCAGCTTCAACTGCCGGTTGATGTCCGACATCTGCTCCGGGTCAAGCCCGATACCCTTTATCTTCGCTGCATCTTCCGCCGCCTCGTTGTATTTCATCAGGGTCTCTGTCAGCGCCATACCCCGGACACCCAGGGTGTTCATGATGAACTCCTGCCCGTACCCGGCTTCCGACGCCGCCTGGTATCCCTGTGCCAGGTTCTTCAGCTGTTCGTTCAGTGGAAGGAGTTTCCCATTGTGGTCGGTCAGCGAAACACCAAGCGAGTCCAGTATGGCGCGGGTCTTTTCCGCCTTCTCCCCGCTCCCGGTGATGGTGCTGTCCAGACGCATCATGGCACCGGAAGCCGTATCCACATCCCCGCCTGCCAGCTTCACCGTCCGGGAGAACATTTCTGCTTCGGCTGTAGATATCCGCAGTTTCTCCGACAGGTCTTTTATGCTGTCACCGGCAGAAACCGCACTTGAGATAAGGGCGGTCAGGCCGAATCCACCCCCGGCCAGCACCGCCGCCGTATTGAATTTTGTGATGAGGGAACTGACCTTGGACGCCGTACCGGTGAGCGCCTCTTCAAACCCTGACACCGGATCCTTGGAAAACGTCCTGTCGATATCCTTTTTCGCGGCTTTCAGTTCCTTGCGGAGACCGGAGCCGTCCGCCCCGATCTTCACCATCAATGCGGTCAATACTGACATGTCATTCTCTCCTTAACGCCCAGGCGAATTCCTGTTCCAACACCGCCCGGTCGGTTTCCTTCTTCTGCTTTTCAGCAAGCCGTTTCTTTTCTTTCAGTTCTTCTTCCGTCATCCATAACGGGTCCACGATATCTTCCAACGTAAGTTTTGAATCCTTTTTCAGATACGGGGCAATCACAAACGACAAAAAATAAGCAGTCCGGTAATCCTCCTCACGCCGCTGCCGGTTCACGGCCTCCAGCATGACCAGGAATTCCCCGGGCTGCATCTCCTCGAACTCATGCGGCTTCAGTCCGATGGCGTAAGCCACCGGCTCTGCCATCCGCACCCATTCCGCAAAACTCGTCAGGGCTTTTCCAGTACCTTCCGTATCTCTTCCCTTTTTGCCGCCGGCCCCTCCGTAAAAAGGTTGGTCGCGTCGATTGCCGCCAGGATATACGCGTTCAGCGTGTCCAGCGTCCCGCCGCTGTCGCAGTACCTCTCGATGAACCCGTAGGGGTCCTTGTCCTCCGCCTGTTTATCCTGCAGGCCGTACTTCACGCCAAGCTGCGTGAAGTGGATGGTCATCAGCCGCAGCCCCAGCGCCACGTTCGGCGTGAACAGAAGGTTCAGCGAGAACCCCAGTTCCTGTTCCATCTCCTTCAGGCTGCGGATATTGAACAGGAACTCACACTCCCGGGTACCGTTGTTGAACTTGATTGATTCCTTCATACGTTAGTTGCCTCCTGCCGCCGTGATCTCGGAAATCTCACCGACGCCCTCCATGGTCGCCTTGATGGTGGCGATGCCGTCATGGGGATTGTCCCGTGTGAACTCCGTGATGTATGCCCAGCCGATCTGATACGAGGCATCCGGATACACGAACTTGGCGTGTACCTGCTTCCCCTCACGAAAACAGTGTTCCATAACCTGCGCCCCTTCGTCACTCATGATCTGCAGACCGTCAAAGCTGGACTTCCAGCTCTTGAGTCCAGGCTTGTTGGCAGTCCATCCACCGGAGCCTTTATGGGATGCGTCCAGGGAGTTGGCGCTCATCTCGATGGTGGAGTTCCGCTGACCGCCCACCAGGGCGAACGCCTCTGTCGTTCCCGACCCGCTCTTTCCGATATACAACAACACATCCTTGCCGGCTTCCGCGATATTGGTATCTGGATTCTCCGGCAGGTTCTGTAACTCTTGCGCCGTTAATCTGCTCATTGCTGCACCTTACCTTTCTGTAATGTAAAAATGACAGTCACCGTCCCGTGGTAGCCCGTCACGGATTCCGGCCAGGTCTCCACGGATTCCAGTTCCGTCCCGATTATGTGGTATCCCTCGATTTCCAGATCTGTCCCGTAGTAGGAAAACAGGACGCAGATGTCGTTCAGGATATCGTTCATCTCCTGTTTCTGGTTCCCGTCCGCCCAGACCTCGATTCCGGCGGTCGCCTGCCAGATGACCGCAGTCTTGTTTCCCACCGGCCGGAAGGTCATCGCGCCAAGGGTGATATACGGAAGTGCCGCCCTTTCCGGCACATCCCCATATACATCGCTGGACTGGCCGTCTTTCAGCAGGGCGAACAGGGCTGTCCGCAGGGCGACCTGCGGTATGTCTTTTATCCGTATCATTTCAATGCGTCCTCCATGTTCCTTACGATGTTCGGCCATTCGCTGTCCGCCGCTTTCTTTAAAAACGGCTTCGGTTTCATCTTTCCTGACTTCAGGATGCCACGGTAATACCGTACCTTCCCTTTCCAGGTGAACTTCAGCACCTTCCCTTTCCGGGAATAGGTCAGCCTGTTGTCCGTGCCATATTCCACCAGAGCGGAATGGGGAGCCGTGGAGGTGACAAGACCTTCCCGGCCATCCCCCACCACCGAACTTTTGATGCCCTTACGCAGTTTCCCCGTAGGACCTTTCGGGGCGGCCTGCACCGCCCTGTCCCTGACGGCTTTTGTTCCGTCGGCGATGACCTTGCGGATCTTCTTCTGCTTTTCGGCATCATATTTATCGATGTCACGGATGGCATTGGAGATGACCGAACCCATGTTGACCTTGATCGTGAACATCCCGCTCATGGCCTGACCTCCTGTGTGGTAAGCACATAGACAGAAGGGTTCCCACGGTCCACATCGATGACCTCATAAGTATGGTCACCGTCCTGAATCCTCCAGCCTTTTTCAACCACGCGGGGACGGATGCGGATACCCTGGGTGACCAGCACCGCCGCGCCGTCATCCGCCACCACCCCGGTGGAGACACGCTGCTGCAGGAACTCCGCCCATACCTTTCCGTCATCCGTGAAGGTAACAGGAGCGCCCAGCCCTATATCCGTGCCGAGGGTCTTTTTCAGCACCGTGACCCGGTGCCGGAGTTTGGAAATGTCCATATCTTAAAACCCCTCCTTCCGCACCCCGAACAACAGGGAGCGGAGGGTCAGGGTCAGGGCGTGATGGTCCGCTTCCTCCCGGTGTTCGTACAGATAAGCTGTCGCATACAGAACTGCGGTCTTTGCCGTATCCCCAAGAGATGCAAAATCTTCTGCATCTTCTATCCGGGCCACATCCATGCACAGTTTTTCCGCCGATTGGGACAGGCCTGTAATCAGGCCGTCCTCCTCGTCAGTATCTACCCGCAGGTAGTTCTTCACTTCCTCCAGTTCCAGAAGCATGACCATCACCCTTCCTTATATCAGCCTGCCGACACTTTCAACAGCTGTACGGCTTCCGGCAGGATCAACAGGCCGTCCACACGTTCCTTCATCACAAAGCCGACCATGCCGTTGCCGGCGAACAGTTCCTTCAGTTCCTGGAATGCCCTGCGGCCACGGTCACCGATGTTGTAGTAGTTGTAATCACCGAAGGCCATCGCCACGTTCCCCGCAGCCAGGACCGGTGCGAACTGCGAAGTGTGGATGGAATAACCCAACAGGGTATCCGGCTGACCCGCCTGCAGCGAAGGCTGCCACAGATAGTTCCCATTGTCGTCCTTCAGCTTGCGGATCACGCCCAGCGTCCCGTCATTGGTGATAAAGGATGCGTTCTTGCGGTACGGGCGTTTCAGACTGTACACCAGGTCGATAACGTCATCCGCCGTAATGTCCACGGAATCAATGGTCACCCCGGTCTGGGCGTCCCTGAACAACCCCTTCGGCTTACCGGTGCCGTCACCGTTCAGGAAGGCGTCTTCCTCTGCGTTCGCCAATGCCTTGCCGAATTCTTCGATGATCCATTTTTCCAACTGGAAAGCGTTGTCGTACAAAAGTTCCTCGGTGACCTTGATGGCCACATGCAGCTTGTGGGCGTCTAGGAACTTCTGGTCGAAGGCCGCATCGCCGAAGGTCAGCGCACCACCCTCCTCAATCCACAATGCTGCAGGCTTGGAGGCAACGAGATTGATTTTGTGCTGGCCGCTGGTGGTAAGCGGATGGCCCAGCTTACGCATAATGTTCTCTTCTTCCAGCACATCCACCAGTCTGCCATCAAGTTCATCCGGCACCAGGTAGCCGCCGCTTTCGTCGATACCTTCCTGCAGCACATCCTCAACTTTGCGGAAATTGGAACGGAGAGCGGTCAGCATCGCATTCTTGTACGCATCGGATGCCGTACCCTTCTTTTCAACCGTACCCGGTACTGCAGTCTGCGGTTTGCCGGTCAGCGGGCTGGAAGTCGGCAGCGCGAACTTCTTGTCCATCTCGGCCTGCTTTTCCAGGCGGTCGATGGTCTTGGTCATCTCCTTGATGTCCGCCTCCATCTTTTCATACGCTTCCGCGTCAGCGGCAGTCATCTTGCCGTCCTTGTCGGTATGGTCTTCCAGGAATTTCTTCGTGGATTCCCACAGCCTTGCGCGTTTTTCCAACATTTCAGTAATAGTCACAGCCATAGTTGTTTCCTCCCTTAATGACTCAATAAATTAAGCCGCTCCGTCAGTGGTGCGGCTTCTACACGGTTGTCCGGCTCTGCCGGTTTGTCAATAATGTTGAACTTGCCCAGAAACGAGTTGACGACGGTCAGCCTGCCGAACAGCACAGCCTCCGGCACATCCTTTTTATCGGAATCGCCGGTGTACAAAATGTCGTCCGCGAACCCCAGCTCCACAGCTTTCTTTGCGTTGAACCAGGTCTCGGCATCCATCATGTGGGCAATCTTCGTCCGGGTCT